TGTCAACCTCCCCTGTACCATCAGGGGTAATTGCTATATTCCCGTTCACTCCATCAGTAATTGTAATAACACCAGAGTTAGTGCCACTATTCGTTGATATAGTTATATCGCCTGTACCGTTTGACGTAACCGTAGCGGCTGCTCCGCTATCTCCTACAACAACTGTGTCAGCAACAAGATTGACATTTCCTGTACCGTTGGGAGTAACAGTAATATCTTGATTAGCTGCGTCTGTTATTGTGATTGTACCAGAGTCTGTTCCTGCATTAGTGCTAAGAGTTAAATCTCCTGCACCATTAGATGTAATTGTCGCTGTTGCTCCTGAGTCTCCAACAACTAACGTATCTGCAACAACATTAACATTTCCTGTGCCATTTGGAGTTAGGGTAATATCATTGTTCGCAGCGTCTGCAATAACAATCGTACCTGAGTTTGTTCCGCTGTTTGTACTAAGAGTTAAATCTCCTGTTCCTTGCGTTGTTAAGGTAGCATCAGCATCATCATCCCCAATCATTACAGTATCAGCACCAAGGTTAACATCTCCTGTGCCATTTGGTGTTAAGTTAATTGCTCCGTTACTATCCGTTGAAGTAATTGAATTGCCATCTAATAAAAGGTTATCAACTTGATAAGACCCTGTAACAGCAAGATTAGCTGCAACTTCTACAACAACTGCACCACTACCTGCTCCATCAGAACGAACAAGTTTAGTTTTGCCGTTTGGTATTTCTATATCATTTGAGGCATTGTATGTGCCTTGAAACAAAAGAATTGATTGCGACCCTGATAAAGCATTCTCAATCCAGAAATATCTTTCTGCATCGTTTGGAGTTATCTGATAATAAACCGTACCTCCTAAATCACCGCCATCAACAATCTTAATAATTCTATTTCGACCATTAGATACAGAGCCATCTGTAATTGGAAGAGTATTTGGTGAACCTGTAGATCCTGTAGCCGCGGCTGTAATAGAAATAAATCCATCAAGGGCTTGGTCAATCAAGTCCATATTGGTATTTGTCATAGTTCCCCAAGTACCTGACCGGTCACCTGTGGCTGGTTTTTCTATCCCAGTATTTGTTGTATATGTACTTGCCATATCTTAATTCCTTATGCGTTTATATCTGACCAACTTGGTGTTTGGCTTGGAGAAACAGCACCCCAACTAGGAGACTGACTCGGAGATACCCCCGACCAACTTGGCGTTTGATCTGGAATAATTTCTCCCCAAACAATAACTGAACTAATCTCACCTGTACCTACTACTCCTGTTACACTTACCGATTTAGGTAAAGAAACAACGACATCTCCAATTGCTCCTGTACCTGCTTCTCCTGTTACAGAAACAGAAGCATCTCCTGTTACCGTAACACTTCCTAACCCTGTAGTTCCTACTACAGTTGTAACATCAACGGGGTCGGGCGTACCCCAAGCACCTTCGCCCCATGTGCCTCTTCCCCAACCCGTTACGTTAGCCACTATGCAATCCTTATAATCGCATTACTCGCATCAGCAGTTGGAAAAACAATCGTAAAATCACCACTTGAAGCTGTTTTATCTGCTCCAAAATCTAAAACACACACCGCTTTATCCGATTGTGTGTCGTTGTATATTAACGCTCCTCTTGCAGTAATAGACACATTAGAAAAAGTTAAATCACTAAAATCACATATGGCGGTTGTTCCTGACGTTGTTGGCGTAACACTCGTTAATGCCGCTCCCGTTGCAGAATAATTTGTTCCGCTTGCTTCGTTAGAAGAAGTATAAGCAGTAGTGCTTGCACCTAAAGAAGCACTCGATGTGTATAAAGCGAGTTTAAATGTATTACCAGAACTTGCGGTAAAATTGTGTGTTCCTACAAGTAGCTCTTGTTTAAAACTGGTACACATTGCTTGACTTATCGCCATTTTAATCTCCTAAAATTGCTTTTGCGAGTTGCTCATGCCCTGCCTGTTTCATTCGATTATACAGGGTCACTCTATCGCTTTTAATTGCTTGTATCATGTAATGTTCCACAACATTTAAAATATCCTTTTTAAAGGCGTTTGCTTGTTCTTTAATTGGAGGAGGAGCGTTATCTGATACAGAAACGAGCTTATCTGCACACATTTTTGCAATTTCTTCGGGAGTGTGGCCCCTGTTTATTGTTGCTTCAACACCAACTTTAAAATCATTCGGTATTTTTGTTGTTACACTAAACATATCATTGCTTTTGTTTAATTATCATACCAGTAGTATAGTCATCTGTCACTTCTTTTGCTTCTCCAAAGTTTTTCAAGCTTAAAATAGCCTCTGTAAATCGCTGATTATAGGTGTTTAACAAATCAGGGTCACCTTTCATAAAAGTATACGCTTCAACTAAACACCCATACAACAACGCATTAGGAGCATTTTCACTTAACCACGTTGTTCCGCTATCACTTCCCGCCGTTAAAGAAGCAGGACGATAATAATAATGAAGTTCTGCTGTGTAAGCAGCATCTGGAGTAGGGGCTAAAATAAAATTACTTACATCAAAAATAGCATAATATCGGGGGGTTCCAGTAGTTGCAGGGTTTGGAGTAAAAGTTTGTATAAAGTTTACGTCTTTAAACTCTAAAAATTCATGCGAAGACGAACTTAAAACACTTAACGAAAAAGGAGCCAAAAAGTCGCTAGGCATAGCTAAATATTTATTAGAGGAAGAAGTTGAACCTGTAGAATTTTTACGAAACAACGATAATTGTACGTTTTTAAGGATTCTTTCTTCAGATGTTTTAATAAAAACAGACAAGTTATTAACAAAAGTAGTCTCAGAATTGTCTGTATAATCCTGTATGGCGGTTTTTAATGTTGCAAATGTAAAACTCATGCGATTGTCACCGTTACAAATCCAATAGAGCCTATAGCCCTAATCTGGATGGTTTCTGGGGTTTCGACATTAGGTTGCCCTGCGTAAATAGTTAAAGCTTCTGGTCTATCAGGGCGAGGGTTACGTAATGCCTGCGGGTCAAATACTTTAGGGGTTGGATTAAGTTGAGGTTGTTTTGCTTCATATTCATCAAACCCAACCAAAGCTCCCGTCCATTCTCGTTTCATCCTTTTTAAAGGATAAGCAAAACCAGATCTATCAGATATTCCTTGTGCAAATTTACCTGAAGCATACTTGGGCATAACTAACTCCCATTTGTAGCAGGAACAACACTAAAGGAAGTTCGGTCTGCATCTTGGCTAATAGCTCTAGCTATTTCGTCATCGTATATACTTTTTAACAAAGTTATTCGATCAGGAGCTTTTTTAATTGATAAATAATACGCTAAACCAGCCGCTAACGCAGGGTAAAACCGAAACGGCATTTGAAGCGTATCTATGTAATTATCCGCATCGTCTATACGAACAAGTCTGTCAAATAAAAGAACATCCGTATTTTTATCTGGAGTAGGCCATAATTTAACAGTAGGCGTAATTTGTTTGTTTACAAATATTTGCGAAGGTCTTCCTTCTGTTGTTTTGTTAGGAATACCAAGATAATCACCACGACTAATTCTTTGAATGTTGTAATCTGTATCATCTCGGCGAACAACAGAAGCTAATATGTCAATCGTGCTTTGAACAGCAGCAAAATTAACTGCTGCAGATACAGTTGTCGTAGCACTACTTGTTCCACCAGTAATTGTTTCCCCAGACGTAAAAGTCCCAGAAGGAACTGTTATAGCTAAACTTGTTGAAGTTGGTTTACTTGTAATAGAAGCCGTTGCCGCACTCGTACCACCAGTAATTGTTTCTCCAACAGTAAAAGACCCTGAAGCCCCAACAGTCATTGTAAGGGTTCCTGCTGGATATTCGGCTATGCCGTCAGCAAGAGTTATAGACACCTGCCCTATTGTCCATTGATTTAAGCCTCTGTTAGCCCAATCAGCAAATAACAAATTCATAGAGCGTTTGGCGGTTTTAAGGTCGTAGCCTGTCCGCATAACAAGACCACATCGTTCAAAAGCCTCTTCAATGTACTCTGTTACATCAAGCTCAAAGTCTTTAGACCCTGATAATGCCATTATTATTTCCTTTTTTTATTTATGTCGTATGTATATTTTCCACCAAACATTAAATCATACAATTCTTGATTATCTTCATTAGTAAGATCGACCCCACTAAGTCTTTGTTCTTTAAGAACACTTTTTTTTCTGGACGGTTTTCTTTTTTTATTTATGTCGTATGTATATTTTCCACCAAGCATAAGAGAGGGCGTATTCTTGCCTCCACCAAGCCCTTGTCTTCTAAGAAAACTAGCTTCTATAGACGGACTTCTTATAGAATCAAAAGGAATAGTTAATGAAAAACGCCCAGAAGTATCCGAATAACGGGTAGGAGAACCTGCACCTAAATTTACTGTTCCCGAAAAACTACCCCCGTTTTTAAGTTTTCTAACTTTTTTAGGGGCAGAAACCCCTAATTTTACTCGAGAAGAACCCACTGGTTATTTCCCTTTTTTACCCTCTGGAACGGTTACTTTAGAGGCATCTGGAGAGGTAACCCCCTCATTATACCTTTGACGGTTCAACTCAACGGGTTGAGGACCTTTTTCTACTTTTCCTAATGCCATTTTATTTACCCTTTGTTTTGTTTAGCAATTTTTCTAATAGCTTTGTCATAGCTTTCTTGTGTTTCTTGCATTTTTTTTATTTCTTGTGGTTTTTGTGGTTTTTGCATTTTTTGTGGTTTTTTCGTTTCTTGTGGTTTTTTCGTTTCTTGTGGTTTTTGTTTTTCTTTAGAAGCACCACCTTCTTTTAGTTTTTTAACCATGCCGCCACCGCGCATTTTCTTAGTCATACCGCCGCCACGGGCTTTTTTAACCATGCCGCCACCGCGCATTTTCTTAGTCATTCCACCACCGCGCATTTTCTTAACTGATTTGGCTGCGCCATTACCTAAATTAACTCTACCCATTGCCATTTTGCAATCTCCTATATGTTTCTTGACGTTTTTTCAGCATTTGAAAAACATCATATTGTTCAAGATAAGTTTTATAATACCCTAATTTTTTAATTTTATCAGAAGATTCTTGGAGTTTACTAAGTCTTTGGACAAAAATCATTGAATACGGTTCATTAACAGAAGCTGAAAAAGTATTGTCATCAATAAGTTCGTTAGGGTCATCATAAGGGTGAAAACCCATGACCCAAACGTCCTTTTGAATAAACACACCCTCTGAAATTGCCATGTTAATTCTTTCTAAAGATTCGTGAAATTCCTCGGCATCTTCTTCAAAATCAAAATCAATTAATATAACGACATCATAACTATCATCAAACCGAGATATTAATGTTGTTAGCGTTTGTGAGTTCTTTTCGTACAAAAAAGAAAACCCAACACGATTATCTTCCCACGCTTTTTGTGCGTAAGGACAAGCAGGAAGACCTTTAAACATGTCATTAGGTTCTTCTAAAGCATGTTTAGACCAGTCTTTAATTTCCTGGCGCACAGACTCTTCTAAAGAAGCGTCCATGTTAACTATAAAATGCCGTCAATGACGATAAATGTGTCTGTGTATACACAACATAACCGCCTCCACTAAACCGAAGACCTTCACCCCCTATATCGGGGTAAGCATTAGTATTTGCACCCGCTATAGTGTTAAATTTCATTCTATTAGAACCTGTCGCAGACCCTTCGTTTAAAGAAATAGTTCCTGCTGAACCTGTATTAACAAAATAAAAATTACGAAGCCTAAGACTACCTTTAAATATAGGAGCAGCTATCGCTGTGCCTGAACCCGCCTCAACATTACCCGCACTTGCACCAGAGGCCGCAATTTGTGTAACGGTAGCAAAATATTTAGATCCTGTCGCAACTCCTGTATCTGCTCCTGTAATATCTTCTGTTTGAGCTGTGCCCGTTTCGTCTGTGCCTGTTACAGTAAACGTGTCACCACTATCGTCACCAGCAGACGTAATAATCACATTACGGGGCTGGTCAAAAGTAACCGAGCCTCCATCTGCTAACGCACCATTAATCGTAAGATTACCCGCCCCAGACAAAGTAGCTGCCGTTGATATTCCATTATCATCGGAAGCTGCTGCTTCAATAAATGTGGATTGTACATCTGAACCCGACATATATTTTCTCCCTTATAAAAAGGTGGAGTTTATCTCTAAACCCCACCATTTGCTTAATCTAAAGCATCAGGGTCTTCAATTTGACCCGACAAAACCAAAGATTTATATTTCGCACTTCCTTTAGGAGGAAGGTCTTCTTTAGTTGGTTTAGCTTTAGCTTTCGTTTTAGTTTTAGTAACTGTCTTTTTAGCTGTTGGCATACTGCCCTCCTAAAAATTAAGGCTGTTCATCATACTGAATCATGCCATCAGTTGTTCTTTGCCCTGCAAGCATTATGTAATCACACCAAGCAGCATCTGCTGTTGTTGTACCAGACATTGCACAGAACCAAGGAGTCAAAGCAGAGGTTGGTATATTATCTGTAGTCGTTGTCACTTTTTTACGGTCAACGTAAAAATCAACCTGACTTGTGCCTGTAACCACAAAACCAAGCCTTCTTGTTTCAGTAATTAATGCACCTGATTCTGCACCGTCCGCAAAATCAACACCTGTGTCTGTTTTTGTTTCTGTTCCACCTGAATCACAATTTGCATATATATCTGCCGCTCCTTCAACTAAAAGAAAACCAATTTGGTTGTTGGCAGTAAAAGGAACACCTGTTGCAAATGTACCGTTTTCAGCAAGTCCAACAAACATATCCATATCGTCTGCATCAGCTACTGCAACAGAAGTTTCAAAAAAGATTTTTTTATTCGATTGAGCCATCCAGATTTCGTTACCTTGAATAGAACCGCCAGAGTTATCCGTAGAACCATCACCTAAAGATTTAGCCCAACCACCAACGTGGTCTGCCAAAAGAGTTAAAGTACCTGAATTAAGAACGGCTTTTGTCCAATCATCTGTGTCGTCAATATCAATTCCTGTAAAATCATCCATATAACAGACATAATCAGGGTTAAATTGTAGTGGTAAGTTGCGGAACCAATTACCTAATCCAGAGGAATCATTTCCTGCGCCAGAATACATAAGAGGACCAGAAAAGCGTGTAGTCGCCATGTTAATCTCCTAACAAGAGTTATGCTTTAAAGTCTTTGTTAGCGTCTGCCCGGGCAGTCTTTAAAGCTATTTATCCGAGAATTTTAGTTTACACAAAAAATAAGGGTGGCACAAGGCCACCCTTATATAAGATTAAATATTTTTAACCTTAAGCTCCGGGAGTTCCGAATACGCTTCTCCAATCAGATACACCAAAGCTGTACCTTTCACGGGCTTTATAGCGCATGTTTCCGGTATCAAAATCACCTTCCATAGCTGTACGAAGAGGTGTTCTTTGGAACATTTTAAACCCATTTGGGCAATCTGTTTTAATAAAGAACGCATCTGTATCAGTTAAGAAATGGTTAACAACTGCACCTTCTGGGAGCATACCCATTGATTTAGTTGCATTGATATCATTATCGGCAGTTCCGGGGCGTAGATTACTGTTTAATAATCTTTCGGCAACAAACTGAAGTTCTTTAGGAATAATCAGTTTAGTTCCACGAATAGCCACTTTTAAGCCACGCTCGTCTGCTGCACCTGCGACATTAATAAGTAACTGCTCAAGAGAAGTTTCATTAAGGTCAGCGGCTGTTGCAAGAATGTTGCTTTGTGTGCCGTTTAAAGTTGGGTGAGAAGAACTACATAGAGCCACACCATCACCAATTGCAGAAGCACCTGCTGTGAACGCATTGTTCAAAATAGCTGCGCCTTTAATTTGTTTTGTTTGAGACATAGAACGAGCAAGAGCGCGAGTATATCTACTAGCCAAACGGTCATAAAGGTTATCTTCCACGGCTTCTTCAGTAATACTGAAAGCCAGTGCAATTGTTTCGTGTGTGTAACGTGCTGTGTAAGTTTCTTGAGCATCATCAAAATTGACACTTCCACCTTCTGATTTAACAGGGGCAGTTGCAAAACCTGACAGCATTACATCTTCTTCAAACGCACGATCAGAGCTTTCCTCTTCAAAGATTTCAGCATGTTCCTGATCGTATCTATCGTACTCTAGCCCAAATAAGGCATTAAGTCCGGGTTCTAGCTCTTTAGCTAGTTGTGAACGAGATATCGCCATAGTCTACTAGCTCCTTCCTAGATACCAGTTGAATCTGCGGTAGTCTGTGAAGCAAATCCACGGGTCGCAGCGTTAAAGTGAGCATTAAGACGAACAAGCAACGGAATACCTGCTGCTGTGAAATCGTTGTTTGCGTCATCATCTACAATACCAACAATTCTTAAAGGAAGAGTTGCGGTAGTTGCAATGGTGCTGACACCTAATGCTGAGTTAGATTGTCCGGTTGTATCGGAACCCGTTCTTGCAGAAGTACCAAGACTTGCATTTGCAAAAACACCTGCTAAAGCAGTTGCTCTATTCGTTAAAGAAGCGTCAGACGCAACTTTAAAGATTTGATTAGGGTTATCCGCTACGAAAGCACGGACAGGGTGATTTGTGTCAACAGACACAGAGTTAGAACCGGGCCAGAAATTTTTAAAAGTAGGTTTACCTGTCCCAGAATCAACATATTCAACTCCTGTAAGGACACCCAGGGCTTGAGTTGTTCCACCATTAGTAGCTCCGGCTTGATCTATCACGCCTGCTGCCAACGGAACACAAATACCACCATGATAAATGGCATTAGTATTATCGGAAGCGATCTCATATTCAGTTACCCCTGTTGAATTGGTAGCTGAACCCACGAGTCCTACAGGAATTAAACCATAGGCTGTACTTGTATTAGCCATAAGTAGTTTACTCCTATTTTAGGACGGTCAATCTTTCTTTTGACCGCCAAAAGTTACACGACTTTGACGTTCAGGTTTACTGAACTTCATAGATGAATGAGAGTTCTCACGAAGCATATCGTTATCTACAGCCGTCATTTGGTCTTGGCTACGCTCGTTAAAATAAGCGCTCCTTTCCTGAACTGTTTCCAACGGTATCCTTGCAAGAAGCAAACCACCAACGCCGAATACACCTTCATATTTCCCTGAATCAACAACAGGAGCTTCAAAATCAGGATATTCATCTTGTCGAACAAGTTCATATCCTTCACGAAGTCGAGCCGAAATGTTCTTACGATCATCAAAACCTCGAACTTCTGCTCTTATCCACCTGTGTTTATAACCTTCTGGTGCAGGGGGTGCATCTAGCATAGTGGGTGGGGTCCACGGCTTACGCCTAGCCGATTTCTCCCTTGTGTCTTGTGCGCGAGAAGCGCGACTAACAGATTTAGTCCCTTTTTGGTTTGCATCAGTCACTGTATTACTCCTTCACGTATTTCGCGTATTCTTCTAACGGCACACCTAGTTTTTTCGCTATCGCTACTTGGGATGAGGTGAGTCTAACCTTTTTGCCCCGCCCTTTACTTGGGGTATTGCGGGATACTGAAGCAACAGTTTGAGCGGGTTTTTTCGTTGCTTCCCCGTTTGAAAACTTATGCGGAAATTCATCACGCATACGTCTATCTAATTCATTGTAGTATTCATCAGACTTAGTGTCAAATCCTTCTTCTTCAACCATTTTCTTATGAACACCAAAAGCAGCGTATGTCATTGCATCGTCATTTCCAAACCATTCATTTTTTTCGGCCCATTTTTCTGCTTTTGGATCAGGTTGTTGGGTAGGAGATTGCCCTGGTTGTTGCTGCTGCTGTTTATTGTAAGCTTCAACTTGTTTTTCATAAGCTTCTTGTTCTACTTTAGCTTGCCTAATTCTTTCTCGAGAAACAGTAACTTCCGATAATTGTTTCTGCGCTTTTATAATAGCTTCAGCGTCACCTGAATTAAGAGCATCTCTTAAACTTTGTTCTGCAGACCCTTCTTCGGCATCTACACGATTGGTATACTCTTTTAAATAACCTTCATCTAAAGACTGCATTCGAGTTCTTAATTGATCTGACTCACCTTTTACGTTTTCTGCGTATTGAAGGGCTGCTTTTTCTCTGCGCTCTGCTTCTCGCATTTTTTTTGTTAGCTTATCTATTCTTTTTTGAACATTAGCCGTATATTCTGTTTGTTCTTCCTCTTCGGCTTTTTCGGGTTTATCCCCCTTTCCACCTACTAAATCTAAAGAACCCTGTTCTTCTTCGGCAACTGTTTCTGTTTCTTGAGTCTCTGTTTCTACAACGACCCCTTTTTCTTCGTCCCCAACATCTACGGTCGGTTCCTCTTGTTGTGCTAATTGCTCTGCTGTTGATTTTCTCGCCATCGTATACTCCTAAAAATGCAATATATCTTCTGGGTCAAGTATTGTTGCAAGGATTTCGTCATCGTTCAAAATCCTTACTTCTCCACCCTCAATTCTAAATCGGGAACCTGCATATCGGGCAAAAATAACCCAATCACCTTTCTTGCACCATTCCCCTTCCGGAAACTTTTCTTTATCTTTATAGGCCAAAGGACCTACTTTTAATACATAACCTGCAACGGTTGCTATATTTGTTTCTTCTTGCACTTTATCTGGAAGGTAAATACCGCCTTCTGTTTTCCCTTTGCCACGATAAGGCAAAATAAGAATCCTCCATCCCGTTGGATTTGGCATTCTTTCTAAAGCGGATTTTTCAATTAAAGTCGGGTCTAAAACCCGATCATCTTTATTTACATAATGCGGGGGTAAGTCTGTTGTTTCCCCCATTTTTTGTATAGCCTCAGTCATCAATATGCTCCTGTTTATCTAGCAGGCTCTGGAGTTCCTGTTTAATAAAATTTATGCCATCTAGTTCTCCCATTAATGAATGGTATTTTTCCATATTAGAAACACCTTTATTTTCTAATACTTCTAAGATCATCTGACGGCGCTCTTTAATTAGTTTTAATATAAAACTAGAAGTATCTATAGTATTTATGCCAATTAGTCCCTCCTATGTAAGACTTTGTAAAATTAAACTTATAATATACCCACAAATCGCTCCTGCAAAGATAAAAATGTAAGCCGTTTTTCTAAATTTATCCCAAACAAATTTAATACTATCCTTTCTTTCATTAAGAAAATCTTCAACCTCATCTATAGCCTTTAAAGCTTTTTCATCAAGATCTGTTTTATCTAAAATATATTCTTCTAAAATTGTTTTTTTTCTAATTTCTTTTTCTAAATCAGACATATAATCTCCTATTTTTTAAAAAATTTAGCCGCACCACGAAACCCAAAACTAGCAGCAACAATGACACCAAGAGTATACCGATACCATTCTGGTGCGGTTTCTAAAGCAGCAAAACCAGACTCAACAATAGCCCTACCCCAATCACCACAGAAAGCAAGAATAAGAGGTACGGAAAATAAAAGAACCAGCCATTCATCTTTCCAAGAATCTTTTGAGGCTTCTGCCATTGTCTGATCCCAGTCTATTTCACCAGTTGCCATCTTGGTTTTACGCTTTTCAACCGCAACTTTTAATTCACCTTTAGCTTTTGTCTCTTCGACTTTATTGTTCATCCACGCTGTCGCAACACCACCTACAGCATTTATTATTCCACTAAATATCATGTCCAAGACTCCCTTTTACCACCGTCATACACACGAGCATGACCTTCTGTGACTAATAATTCACACACATTTGTATCACCAACATAAGGTGTGCCGATAATCCGACCAAACTTTCCCTTCTTATCTAGGGTTGTTTTCACCACAAAATCGCTCATAAGGATTGCGGATAACCTAGACTTTGCCAACAATCCAAGCTTCTTCTCTGCCATATCCCTTGTGCGACTTTCAGGTGCGTTAATTCCTTCTAATCTAATACGTTGTTTTTTCAAACACACTCCAAACCCTAAATCAATATCGACATCAATCGTGTCCCCATCGACAATCTTTACAAGCTTACAGTTATATACATAAGGTTTCATTAACCAAACCTATGCTTCTGCGATTTAGGGGGAGACTTTTTGCTACCACCCTTACCTGACCAAAATACCTTATTAGCCCAAAAAGCAGCGCTGCATTTACCTTTAGCTATGTTTTTACCATGTCGTGCTTTAAAAGATTTACGAGCTTCAGGGCTGTAGTTATGCCCCATACCCTGCGCTCCAAACCGTATAATTTTTACTTTATTTCCTTCACATCGAACAGCCACTACCGCTTTTTTTGTTTTGTGACCGGGAGTTCTTTTTGGTTTATTTAACCCAGTAAGACCTACTTTCTTCAGCCTGTTTTTTTCTGCATCTGTTAGGCTCATGCTCTTTTACTCCTTTTCTTCTTTTTCTTTCTTGATGCAACAGTTTTAACATTTGTTGGTTTACCACCAACCCCCTGTGTTTTAGCTCGTTTACGCTTTACAGCACTTTTCTTTTCTGCTTCAGTCATTCTTGCGGCTTTTGATTTAGGAACACATTTAGGATAGCCTTTTCTTTTCAAAGACGCTTTTTTCCTTCCACAAGAAGCGTAGCTGCCGTCTTTTTTCTTGCGTCCAAGATCCACCCACTCTTCTTCAAACCATTTAGTTAAACCGCCTTGCGCCCTAGACATTAAGCGTATGTACCTCCTCTTTTCTTATAGGTACGAACTAACCAAGCATTAGCATACGCACTAGGGTACACATCAAATTTCCGTTTGGCTTCAGACTTTACTCTTGCATAAAGCGCTTTGTTTTTTGGTGTATTTTTCTTCTTAGTTGTTTTCTTTTTAACTGCCATATCTACCTCTTAGAACTAAATCCAAAATAAGATGCCACAAGAGCAGATAAGCTCCCATACATCATCATCATTATAGCCTCGGCTGATTCAAATCGTAACGGGTCATAACACACAGCCAATGTACTGACTATCATGCAACTTAAGGCTCCCCAAGCCATATATCGCCTGTTGTTTTGATATGTCTTTTTATCGGGGATGTTCTCATTCATCAGGCGTTCTTCCATCTCGGTATGCTTCGTTTATATGGGGAGTTGTCGGGTCATCCCCTATATATCGCCCCTTGTCGTCTCGGGCTCTTTCTCCTGAAGGTTTACCAAAAAAGAAATTTTTAATGTTTTTAAACCAAGTCATTTTTCCTCTCTTTTTAAAAAAATAACATTTTCTAATTGTTGTTCTATTAAACCCTGTTGCTCTTTTATCAACTCTTCTTGTTTTTTTAATTGTTCCTTTTGTTTTTCTATAGACCTTTTAACGACATCGTATAATTCATCATCATACCAATTCACGGAACCCGACCAGTAACAGACTGGACAAACTCTTGTATACTAGCAACAACATGCAACCTGCCACCTGTTGCTGCAGTTGCTTTTAAAATTTCACTTGGTTGCAAGACTAAATCCCGGCTTAACAATTCTACCGTCCCATTCGCCCCAACAGCCGCAACCTTAAACAAACTAAACACATCAGACCCATTTGTAAGCGTCAATGTTATTGTATCAGCGTTTCCTGAGTCTTCTGAGACAAGAATAGAATTAACAACAGAAAAAGAAACAGTAGAAGGGGCTGTATACAAGGTCGTTACCCCTGTCCCTGTCAAATCTAATTTTGCATTTGTCAACCCCTGTATATACTGGGGATAACTTTCAATAAGCATTAGGCAACCTTCTTCTTTTTCTTCTTTTTATTGGCGTGATTATAAGCAATAGCAACCGCTTGTTTTCGAGGGTATCCCTCTTTTACAAGCTGGCTTATATTTGCCTCAATAGTCTTTTTGCTTTTACCTGTTTTTAAAGGCATTTAGCAAATCGTAAATTTACCGCCACGTAAAGCACCACCCATACCTCTTGCTTTACCTTTTGTAATAATCCCGTCCATTGTGTCTGGACCATCTTCTTCAACAGGTTGAGCATAAGGCATTTGACCTTGGCCCTGTATTTCAGAATAAGGTTTTGCTTCTGGTGGATTAGTAGGCTTAGTGCCTGTGTATTTAACTTTGGACATAACTATCCTCCTTTTTGTTGTTGTCGTAATCGTTCACGTTCAAAAGCCGCTTGTATTTTAAGTTGCGTTTGAGCCATCTGATTTTCTTGTCGTAAATCAAACTCCTGCGCCTTACGAGCGTCTTTTTGAGCTTCTAAATTAAGTTCAGCTTGATCTATTGCTGTATCAGCCTGGTCTTTCTGAGCTCTTAGTTGAAGCTCTTGTTGCTTTAATGCAACAACTGGGTCGGGTTGTTGCTGGTCTTGACCCGTAGCTTGTGCGTTAATTGCTTTTAGATTTTGCATTCCTTGAGCAATAAACTGAGATTTTAACGCCTCAAACACAGGCTCGCCTTGCATTGGAGCCGCACCTGTTTGCTGTTGGTAGGTTTCCGCTGCTTGCTCTGTTCCCTGTATCTGCACATGTTCCATAATATGTTTTTGCAAGTCCATCGCAATACGAGGCAACTGGGCAACCATCGGCGTTGCCCCAAAAATCATATGCGCTATAATATGCGCCTGATGGTCCTGACCTTCAAATGCTTTAAGAACTGTCCCAGAAAACGTATCTATATTTTCTTGCGCTGCGTCTTTTGGAACCATTTCAGTCGTGCTTGGCGGTATTAATATCTTGTCTATGTCCCTGACATTGAGTGCCTCATACATCCTTCTGTACACTTCGTACATATTGTGTATTTCAGGAGCCTGCATTGCCAACTGTATTTCAGTCTGAGCAAGAGTAATACGTTGTGCCTGAGAAAAGATATTCGGGTCAGATATAGGAATAATATCAACACGATCATCAAAATCTCTAGCATAAATTGTTTCATCACCACCCTGCACTGTATACGGGTATTCTTGTGGTAAATACACCGCCATAACCCGTGCCAAAAGCTTAAATTCAATCCGCATTGCATAATGAAGTCGTTTATGCACAGCAGACATCACTCTTGACCCTTGTTCCAGCATAGCAATAGTCGTCCCTACCGCAGCAGATTGGTTCCCGTCCCCAACTTTAAGGTCTGTAATCGTAGCAAAACGCTGTCCTGCCTGTACAACAAAGCCTAAAAGCTGAAATAACGTAGAATCTGGTCCTTTAAACGGTAAAGGCATCAAAGAATCACGAATTGCCCCGCCCGGAGCGTCAACATCTC